TTGCTTTTGCTAAGATTAACCCAACGATCAACATCGTCAGTGGTCACATCAGCAACTGCCATGCGATGTTCAAGGGTACACGTGGTACGACCACCGATCCTGAGAGGAAGAAGAATGAGGTGTTCTTCTCTCCTTGCAAGCTGAAGATCAACGTCAATGGTCGTAAGAGTGGTAATGACGATGGCAACTTCTTTGGTCTCGTGCCTACCACCATCGCTGACTGCTTCCGTAATTCCTTCCTCAACCAGAAGAGTTACGATGCTTTCTTCCTCAATGCTGACTTCAGGCACTGCCGAGACTTCGCTGGCGCTTTCGCTGAGCAGGTCTTTAACAGGGTCTTCAATGCTGAGGAGGATGGTTTTGCTCCTGAAATGGTAGGTCACGGTTCCTTCGGTTACTATGGTAAGATCACGATCAAAGACCCAGCACTCTATGATGAAGCCGGGTTCCGTAGGGTTAATCCTGTGGCGTTCACCGTGTGGTATCCGGGTATGGGTGAATATGGGGAAGGTGACAAGCGCTGGTCAGTAAATCCTGTTGGAGGTATCTCTGGCATGTGCAAGTACTCTCACGTGGCTGTCATCGAACCGATCATCGATTGTACTTATCTTTACACTGACGCTCAGCTTTATCAGGCCTTCCACTGTCCTCCTGGTCAGGTCAACTGGCCTGGCTATCGCGGTCTGAGGAGCCAGATACAGAGTCTGAGGCTGAGGAATCTCGGTAATAGGGACTACAACTTCGCAGGTACTGTCACTGACTGGGCTACGACCAACAATCCAGACTGGAACCTCGAGTCTCTTGATAGGGAGTCTGTAGTCTACATGCTGAATAACATGAGGGATCAGTCTCGCTATGTCAACGGCAAGGAGGACGAACTCTTCCTTCTCGGTCCATCCTTCAGTCTTAGGATCCCTGAAAAGTGGGAAGCCTACATGACTGGTTACATGGTTGGCGAGCTCATGAGGAAGGGATGGAGAGTCTACGTTGGTAATGATACCAAGTCTCTGGAAGACTATATCGTCTGTACTGAGGAAGAAGAAGAACCAGATCATTTATAGAATATGAGTTGCGGATGTAACAAGGAGGTTTATAAGCGACCTGAGCGTGAGCCTAAGAAGGTTCACGTCGAACAGCTTTACAGGCGTGTAGAGCAAACGCCTTGCTCCCTGGAGAGCAAGAGAGCCGTCTATCCTCAGACCGTCATGCAGGCTGTCTTTGATGGGTACACAGGCAAGCGTCTTGACCATGTGCTCACGATGGCTAACCATATCTACCTCCCCTGGCGAGGCTGCCTCAAGGATACCCTTAGGCAGATCCCACGCGGCGTTCGTCGTCGTGGTCTCGTCATCACCACGGTAGATGGTGCTGGTCAGGTGATCACAAGGCAGTACACCGGCTCATGTAGCGATGGCTGTAAGGAGATCACCAACCCTAAGCACTGGTCTCCCATTGGTGCTAACAAGGATACGTTCTACAAGCCCTATAACATCAGGATGCAGGGTCAGAACCTCATCACCGAGTTCATCGATGACCGAGGTAAGCTCCACGCTCTTCAGACGAAGATTGATGGGCTTTTCCGCTATGAGGTGAAGACCAGGTCGTTCCTTGGCGTACCTGAGATGGCTGAGGAAGGGGTGATCTACCTTGTGCCTAACGATGATGCTCCCGGCACGTTCCGCGAGTTCATGAAGGTAAGCTACATGAAGAATGGTCAGCTCGTACATAAGCTCGAGCAGTTTGGTAGTGCCTCAGGTATCTGCCAGCGTCAGGGTGGTCCAGACAGGAGCCTCAAGAGCGTAGTCTATGAGAATGGTGAGCTTGTCTTCCGTGTAGGTCTTAGTCCTGAGGTTGATGCTGATGGCTCCCTTGACGAGGTGCTCCGTGTACCCTTCGCTGTAGAGAACGGTAACCTCGAAGCTCTGGAACGTAGGGTGAGGGTCCTTGAGAACAAGGAGGACAAGGATACGATCTTCAATCCTTCTTCTCTCCTCAAGACCATTGAAGACCTGACTAACGAGTTGAAGGCTGTCAAGGCCAAGCAGGCAGAACTTGAGCGCAAGCAGGATGTCTATGCTGTGTCTGGTGAGTGGGTCGATGATGACACCATCAAGATCCAGAACAACAATGGTACTAGCTTCCTCATCTCCAAGAATGTCGTGCAGGAATGGCGTGAGCTTCCCGCTAAGACGACCTTCGATGCCCCCCTGCCTGTAGAGTGGGACACGGCTACCGATCCTACGCTGTATGCAGATGAGTCAACTGTAGTACGCACCGCCGTCCTCGGTAAGCGAGTCCTCATTGAGGAAGAGCTGTACCGCAATGGCAAGCCCACAGGGACCAAGCGCACGAAGAGCGATGTCCATACCCCAGGTGTGGCAGAGATGCGCAGGCGTGGTGCTAAGAAGCGTCCTGTGGTAACTACACAGGTAGTGGTAGAGAAGGAAGCTGTACAGCCAGGACCTAACGGACCTGACCAGTACGACAACAATGCCTTCGAGGATGTCATCGTCACCATCCAGCCTGTAGTGGGCGAGCGCCAGCGCAACGTCACCTACACGCTCATCGATGGTGTACGACAGGATAATCCTCAGTATGGCGAGTGGACTGTCACCAAGCCAGCTAAGCCCGGTTACAGGGTCGTAGGTACGAAGAAGAGGCCAGTGGCTGAGTCCTACACTACCTACCTCGGTAAGTACCCTCACAGGAGCGGTATCGGTGAGGAAGGGCATCCTATCACTGCGGCTGACATCAAGGCTCTAACGGCTACTGTCGCTTCCTCACCTGCAGAGGTGTTCAAGCAGATCACTGTAGTGTCTCACGAGAACTCTAAGTTCTCTTACGCATATCCCAAGAGTCTTGGTGTTGTCACCAAGATCATCGATGGTTCGAATGATGATATCAGGGAGAACTTCGATGAGACCACGGTAAGCATTGATGGTGTTGACTACCTCGTCTACACGATCGCTGCACCATTCGGCTCTACACGTAAGCGTCAGGAAATTCCATTCACTTTTGTTAAGTAATATACATGGCAAGTAATTTCAAGAACGTAGCCATCACCTTTGGCTATGAAGGGGATCTCCCCAACTTTGAGCGCGACCAGTTCGCTACGCTCTCAGACATGAAGGCTGTAGTTGATACTATCGACGAAGGTCACATGTCCTTCTGTAAGGAGACGAAGAAGCACTACGTCTTCCAGTCTTCCAACTCTCTTGACGCTACCACTGGTAAGTGGAGAGAGATCGCTGACCCTGCAGCCGTAGAGGCTAGTAAGCAGTCCGTAGAGGCACAGAAGCTGAAGCTCCAGACCATCGAGGGTACCGTCAATCAGCAGAATCAGACGATTGCCCAGGCTAAGGGTAAGGCTGACGAGAATGCTGGTAAGATCGCTACTCTTGAGTCTACGATCCAGCAGCTGCAGGCTAAGATCACCCAGCTTGAGTCTACCCCAGCGAAGGAGGATCAGATCACGTTCGTTGACTCGCTTGAAGCATACCAGGCTCTCCCCGAGGCTACGAGGAAGAAGAAGAACCACCTCTTCGTAATCGGTAAGGCTCCAGAAGCATAAACACTATGAAGGTGAACGTAACCCTACTGTTGATAGCTATCACGTTATTGGCGGTAGGGTACGCCTCCTTCCTCAGGAACGAAAACCAGAGACTTCGCATTGAGGAAGAGAGAGCGTATGGAAATCTTCGCGCAGAGATAGCTGCATCAGATAGCTTGAAGAATCAGAGTAAGCTATACAGAATGACTATCGATGAGCTTGAGCAGAGAGGTGATAGCATCAGCATTGCCCTCCTCAAGACCAAGAAGGAGCTGAAGGTTAAGGATAAGGATTTGAAGGCTCTGGCTGAGTTCAGGTCTGCATTCTCCACTAAGGATACCTTGGTCCTTCGCGATACTATATTTGCCCCTGGGGTCTCCGTAGATACTATCTTAGGAGATGAATGGTACAAGCTAAGGTTGGCGTTACGCTACCCAGATACTCTAAGAACGGACCTGTCAGTGCTATCAAAGAAGCACATCGTTGTACATACGCGCAGGTTTATTCGCAAGCCATCGAAGATCTTCTTCATCCGTTGGTTCCAGAAGAGAAGCACGGAGGTCATCGTTGACGTTAAGGACTTGAACCCCTACATTAGTGAGGAAGGTAGTAGGTTCGTTGAGATTGTAAATTAAAGATGCATGAGTTTATCGTTAGCAGTATTATCAGTATAGTCACTTCGACTATCAGTGCCTTCGTGACGTTCATCTTCACCAAGAAGAAGTATCAGGCGGAGACCGGAGCAATCGAGGTAGCTAACATGAAGGAGAGTCTTGAGTTCTATCAGACTCTCTCCGAAGACAACAAGAGGAGGCTTATAGCTCTCCTTGAGGAAAACGAGAAACAGCGCGAGAGCATCGAGAAGCAGCGCGAGGAGATCAGCAGGCAGAGAGAAGAGATCTCAGACCTCAAGGCTCAGATCGCCGAACTGGCAAGCCTCGTGAGAGAATCAACAAAGAATCTCGATGCTAATGCTGATCAGATACCCTAAGGCTTATGAAGATTGAACTAAAGAGAGTAGCACTCAAAGAGACGTACACTATCGGTAAGCTATACATCGATGGTGTTTACTTCTGTGATACGCTAGAGGACAGGGTCAGGGACCTGAATGAGAATGGTAGGTTTGACAATGGCGAGCGTAAGGTCATGCATGAGACCGCCATCCCCTATGGCAAGTACAAGGTCGTTGTCAATGTGTCCCCACGCTTCGGCAAAGAACTTCCTCGTCTCCTCAATGTCCCTGAGTTTGACGGCATTCTTATCCACGCAGGCAATAACAAGGACCATACGTCTGGCTGTATCCTCGTAGGTAAGAACAAGGTTGTTGGTGTACTTGTAGACTCTAAGACCACGTCTGAGGCTCTCACAGCCCGCCTAAAGGCTTCTCAGCAAAAAGGTGAGGAAATATATATCTTTATCACGCGAGGCTAACAGAGCGCGTTTCTGAGCCTTGTAGTACATATTAAGAGAAAGAACATGAATCCAGAAGAATTTAGTCTTGCTTCATTTGGTCTTGAGGACGGTAGGTACGAAGAGCCTGCAGAACCCCAAGGTCTAGCAGATGTCAGTTCAGGTGGGCCAGTAGGACTTCCTGATATCTTCCTCAGAGGCGAGCTCAGCGAGCCGACTCCCGAAGATGGCAACGCTGAACCTGAGCCCCAGGAAGAACCTAAGCAAGGCGAAGAACCAGCTGTACCGCAGCCCGAAGAACCAGGCGTAGAACCTATCCATGAGGAAGAAGTCAAAGGTGATAACCTTGGCGGAGACGTGTACTCCGCGTTTGCTCAGGACCTCGTAAAGGGGAACGTCCTCAAGTTCATCGACCCCAAGGAGATTGGCGGAGAGCTTACCCCAGACCAACTCTCAGACCTTATTGACCAGGAAGCGGCTAACCGCGCTGGCGATAAGGTTAAGCGTTTTGAGGAGGCTATGGCTGCAAACGTCACTGTCGATGAGTACACGCAGTACTCTAACATCATCGATACCCTGAGTAGTATCGACGAGGACCAGCTCACTAAGGAGAATGACGCGCAAGCTGAATCCACCCGACGTGAGCTTATCTACATGTCGTATATCAACAAGGGGTTCTCTGAGGAAAGGGCAAAGCGCGAGGTGGAGAAGTCTATCAATGCCGGCACTGATGTAGCCGACGCTGTCGATGCCCTTCAAGACTGCAAGGACTTCTACGTGAGGTCTTATAACAACCTCCTTGCCCAGCGTGAAGCTGAGGCTAAGGAACAGCAGGCTCAGATTGAGATGCACGCACAGGCTCTCCGTTCAGCTGTGTTAGAAGATAACTCTTTCTATGAGACGCTTGGTGTGGATAACGCTATCCGTGATCTCGCATACAAGGCTCTCACAGAACCAGCATACAAGGATAAGTCCACTGGACAGACGCTCACCGCACTAGAGTACGCCATGCAGAGTGACCCTGTGTCATTCTCTCGCAATGTAGGCGTGCTCTTCGCTCTGACGGATGGTTTCAAGGACCTGTCTAAGATCGGCCAGAAGGCAGTACAGAAGGAGGTCTCCTCAAAGATGTCTGCCTTGGAAGCTAAGCTACGCACGCCAGAGAGGCGTGGTAACTCGCAATTAGTCAGCAGTGGTGGGCCCATCGCACATCTGATAGATGGCACCCCTGTTAAAATCAGATAGTAATATATGAGTAAGTTAATTCAGAATGGGCTCCAGCCCTTACAGGTAGCAAGGACCTCTGGGTGGACTGGTCTGACGACCGAGAACCACCTCGCATCCATCGGCTATCGCTCTCCCCAGCTTCTGGCGGACTTTATGGTTAACCTTGTGTCACGAAATTCAAAGGGTAGTAACCTCGAGGCTTTCCTGCGCAAGTTCCCCATCAAGTACGTAGAAACGACCAACGACTACGAGTGGGACGTAGTAGGCGGCTATAGGCGTAATATCCCTCTGATCCAGGCTCGCGACGAGAGCGGTGCGATCATCGACGAAAACTACGGTAACGTCGGTCGCAACTTCTCTCCCTTCTACCTGGTCTTCCCCGAAGACTACTTCTTCAAGGGTGAGATCATCATGGGTGAGAAGAACGAAGTTTATCCTCTCCACATCCAGGATCACCCTGTCAACGAAGGCTCGCAGGTTGTCTACCGTGTAGTCCTCGCTAACGGCGATGAGAATGGTATCCCTGCAAGGGAGCTCCTGGAAGGTCGCAGGTTCAGCTACTCTCACACGATCATCGAGAGTGAAATGTCTCGTAGCGTTGGCGGTATTCGCTTCGGTGAGGCTAACAGGATGCGCAACAACTTTACGAATATCCGTCTCGACTACAAGGTCGCCTCTGAGCGTTTCGTCAAGGAGAACAGCGGTATGATGTTCCTCTATCCCTTCATCGATCCCGACAACGGCAACAAGGTTGAGATCAAGGAGGCATGGGTACACTACACCGAGTGGCTTGCTGAAATCCAGTTCCGCGAAATGAAGGCTAACATGCTTGCCTATGGTCGCTCTACCAAGGGTGCTAATGGTGAGTTCACGCTCTTCGGTGCTTCCGGTAACAAGATCAAGACAGGTGCAGGTCTCTACGAGCAGATCTCCTACGGCAACCAGCACTACTATACGAAGTTCAACATCGAGATGTTTGAACGCGCACTGGTAGACTTCTCTGTCGACAACAAGGAGTTCGGCGAACGTAAGTATATCCTCCGTACCGGTGAGTATGGCGCTATCGCCTTCCACAAGGCTGTCTCTGACTCTGTCAAGGGCTGGGCTTACATCGGTGATGGTAACGCTCCCGCTGTTACGAGGACAAACAGTCCTTACCATGACAACGCTATGTCTGCAGGTTATCAGTTCACTGAGTACCGCGCTCCTAACGGCGTGACGATCACTCTCGACATCGACAGCATGTACGATGACATCGTTCGTAACAAGATCTCTCACCCCCAGGGTGGTACGGCGTTCTCTCACCGCTTCGACCTCTTCGACTGCGGTACGACGGATAACCCCAACATCCAGCTTGTACAGCCTAAGGGTGCAGAAGAACACCGCTCTGTCATCGTGGGTACGACGAGGTACAATGTTGCAGGCACGCTGATGAGCCACGCTCTTAGCGCTTATGGTGGTGGTACCTACCAGCACTCTGCTAACGACGAGGATAGCGTACAGTTCACTCGCACCGCTACGATGGGTGTATGTGTCCGTGACGCTTCGCGCGTGATGTCGTTCATCCCCTCGATCCTCAGGGACTAAGGCTAACTAAGAATACATAGAATAGAAATGGCAAAGAAATCAACCAACATCGAAGAGTCCGTCCTCGTGAAGAACGAGGGCGGGTTCTCGCTACCTGATAGGAGGGTCAATGTCACGATGATCCCCAAGAAGACCCCACTGGTAACCAGCAAGAACCACGTTCTCGCTTCCGGTAGGGCTCCTGGTGCGACAGTGACGATCTGTGTACCTGTTAAGATCGATGGATCCTACGTGCAGGTTCTGACTGAGGAAGAGCAGGAATGTCTCGTCAAGCTGATGGGTCTCCCCAAGGATGCCCTCTCCAGCTACCTCAGGGTGAACAACTACTGGGATAACTACTCTATCAAGCTCAACGCTGAGGATAAGTCTATCGACCTTAGCACTCCTGAAGGGTACATCGAGTACAAGGTCCTTGTAGCTAACAAGCATCTCATTGCTACGTCGGCTGAGGAACACAGGAAGAATCCTGACTCTGAGCATCTGTACCTCCTGTCGTTTGAGGATGAGCGTGCTAGGCGTATTGAGGAAGAGGCAGACCTCTCCATCAATGCTATCATACTCCTCAATGGTATCAGGGACGACCGCGACACTATGCGTGCCGTTCTGGAACGTCTCACAGGCGCTGCACTGTCTCTCAGGGTTGATAGGTCCTTCCTCCTCAACAAGCTGACTAAGGTCGCACAGGAGTCGCCTAAGCGCTTCATTGAGGTAGCAGGTAATGAGAACCTCGCTTCGATGGTGGTCATCAAGAAGGCTGCAGCTCTCAAGCTCATCTTCAACAAGGGTGGTAAGTTCTATCGTCTGGACAACACGCCCATCTGTAATGTAGATGAGGAGCCAACGCTGGAGAATGCATCAGCATATCTCTCGCGTCCTCAGAATCAGGAGGAGCTCCTGACTCTCAAGGCTAGTATTAAGGACGCAGAAAAGTAGACTATGACGGTACAGGAGCTCTCTCACGAGTTTGATCTTCTATACAACAACCTGTCGAGCAACAGCGCTCCAGGGCTTACTGAGTATGAGAAGAGTCGTCTCCTGACAACAGCACAGGAACAGGTCCTCTCCGCTATCATCGGCGGGGAGGATCTCCCTGGTCTGGACGGCTCCGATGAGAACAGGTCTCGTCTGCACACTCTCCTCAAGGACTATGAAGCTGTAGCGTCTGTCACGACCACTACTAGGGAGCTGAAAGGCATCCAGGGCGTGACAAGCTATTCTAGGTTCTTTGCCACACCAGAGGATATGATACAGCCTCTCTACGAGTATGTCAGTGGTGTAGGCGGTTGCGCTATCACAGTCGCACCGGTAAGCCATGACAAGATCGCTAAGAGGCTTGTCAATCCCTTCTCAGGTCCCACCATCCAGCCACTGCGCCTTATGGCAGGTGACATGGTAGAGATCATCTACAAGAAGGATTTCTCTGGCTACTCTATGCGTTATCTTCGCATACCAAAGCCAATCATCTTGGAGGACCTCCAGGATGGGCTCACAATAAATGGAGAGACGAAGGCTCGCACTAGCGAGCTCAATCCGTACCTCCACCGGTCTATCGTTTTACAGGCAGTGCAACTAGCACGTGCCGCATGGAAATAATTATTTATGGGTTACAAGGTTAATCAGGTGCGACAGGTCTATGTCGCAAATAAGGTTGAGCTGGCCACTGGCTTTGGTCCTAGTGATCATCTCCCCGAAAAGGGCGACCTCGGTGAGGCTAGGCTGTTCATCAATGACGAGGGCGGCTACATGTACTTCGAGTATCGCACGCATAATGGTGTCGTCCGCACTGACGAGATTCCTCTGGCGAGCATCAACAAGATCCGCCTCACGAAGAAGGAACAGCTCCGTCATCACAAGGACTGCTACAAGATCACGGTCCCCGCTACGTCCACGGTAGAACATCAGAACGTCGACATCTATGTTGATATCTTCGGAGTTTACACGAACACGCAGCTGAACAAGATCACTGAGTCTATCAACTTCAACTACGATCAGAGCTTCAACCTCGACAAGGATAACTTCCTTCTCGCTGTTCTTGATCTCGCCAAGAGGCTGTATCAGATTCGTGAGAACGCCGTTCAGGTATCTATCGACACCGCAGGTACAGAGGATACGATCGGTACGCTTGTAGCAGTCACGCACGATATGACGTTTGATCAGCTCAAGACCGCTGTTACGAACATCAACGGTCTTGTCCTCAAGGAAAATCAGACGTTCTTCTACAACCCCGCTCACTCGGCTCCCACGTACAGGCTTAGCTTTAAGCCTCGTGTCATGATGACTGGTGCATCAGACAATACGAACATCGTCTGCAAGCGCGTCAAGCTCGACTACACGAATGCTGACAACTACGAGATCAATGGTCCCGTTGTCGCAGACATGGAGCGCTTCCACTTCGGCTTCCGTGGTGATGAGTACCAGGGCCTTGGTCACGGCTACAAGCTCCCTGTTGGTATGGTAGCTGATCCTACGCAGGAATACGACGCTCTGGATATCCACTACGCTCACCTCGGTTCTGGCACTCAGACCTTCCGCAGTGAGAAGGATATCACGCTCTACGGCAAGTACGACGAGCTGAAGGCTCTCCTGGATGGTAAGTTCAAGGACGCTATCAAGAAGGAGCTTCATCCTGCCAAGGATGGTGTCGCCATTCTTGACGAATGCTAACCAACCTCATGTAGAATCTGGGGGTCATCTACACCTGTAGGTGGCCCCCTTATTTCTTAAAGACAAATGATCGAGATCAATGAATTGCTGGTAGACACCAGGGTAAATAAACTAATCATCGACATCAGCGTATCCTCACTATGTTACTATGACAACATGTGGTTGAGGAAGGTCAAGGTCACTGTTGGGGACAAGGTAAAGCATGAGCAGGATATCTCTGCCATCCCTGAGGATATCGCTACAGCTAACCTATGCCGTGAGTTCTGTGGTGTCCTCCCTACTGAGTCTGAGATGGCTCATAACGATCTGAGGAGGAGGAGAGCACGTCTTGAGCTGAGACTGGATAAGATCAACGCTAACGCCACTGATCTCTTCCTCATTGACGTAGAGCTTGCTGGTGCACCTATGGAGAGCACGCCTTGTGGTCTCGACAAGAATAAGTTCCAGCTTATCACCTACGACGAAGGGATCTTCTATCGTCGCGTGAAGAAGAGCATGGGTGTTGGTGAGGAAGGTAAGTATAACAAGTCAGCTGTTATTGACACTATCCTCCTCATGGAGGGTATGCGCGCTGCAGTACGTTGTGGCGATGTCAATGCAGCTAATCGCTTCTGGGCCCTGACTGGTGAGCCTGTGGCTGAGGAGAAGAAGAAATGTAGTAGCTGCAATGACCGATAGAGAAATCATAGATCTCCTACTCGACTATTACGATGGACTGAGTAAGGGAGAGGCAAAGGACGACAAGGATATGCTCATCGCTATAGAGGTAGCTATCATCGACAGAACCTCTCTAGGCCTCTATGCCACGGTAGAGGAATACAGGTCGATGCTATCTATCCTCTCCTCAGAGCTATCTTTGTGTGGGGTCGACTTCGGCGCAGGCGATCTCATCCTCAATGACCCTGTAGAATCTAATAGGAGGCTTAGGGTCACACAGCGTTGCGAGATACGTGTCGCTGACAATACCTTTAGAATTGAAGTGTAATGGCAACGTACAGAGAACTCATATCACTGATCACCGATCAGGTCAAGGGTGGCTCAGATGACTTCAGCTTCACCGACGCACACATCGCCTTCCTCATAGACAAGTACCGCGCGCTCCTTATCGAGAAGAAGTACAATGGTAAGGACCCCGGTAGTGAGAATAAGGTAGAGCTTTGCGTTAAGCTCAAGCTGAAGAGTATCGACAAGTGCAAGAACATCTTTGAGTCTGTGAGTGTCGATAAGCTACCCTCAATGATCGGTGACTACAACATCGAGGCAGGGGAGCTCACTATCGGCTCAGCCAACACAGATAGGTTCAGGCACGCATTGTCAGGTGAGTTTGCCGCTAAGACCATCTACGGTACCATTGGTGGTGACAGGCATCTCAAGCTCAAAGGTCTTGATCCCAGGATGAAGTACCTTAATGAGGTGCGCATCACCTGCATGCCTGCATCCATACCTGATAGGAAGCTCCTCTGTGATCAGTCTGAGGAAGGACAGGGAGGAGAGTGCGCTGACAACTATGACATCACCATTCCTCTTGAGGAAGGGCTAGTGATGCCTCTCATAGATGCTGTGAGGAAGGATATACTATCTACGATGTACAATGCCGATGACTACAAGAACAACGGCATGGACGACCTCCCAGATGTCTACACGCTTGCATCAGCTATCTCACGTCAGCTGAGGAACAGGAAAGCTAAGTGATGAAGAGTATAGGAAGTAAAGAGATCTATCCCTTCCTCAGGAAGGACCTCAAGAAGAAGGTAAAGAGGGATATCTTCATAGACATAGTGAAGGACCTTAATGCCGCTCTCTTTGAAGTCTTGCTTGAGGAAGGGATGGTTCGCCTTCCTTTGGACTTAGCTGTTCTCTACCTTGAGCTCAGGGAGTATGAGCCTAGGCTTGTCAATGGCAAGCTGGTAGGGCTTCCTCCTATCGACTGGGCAAAGACCAACGAGATTAGGAAGAGCGGCCATAAGGGCTTCGTGAGACAGGACTGGAAGCAGAAGCTGATACTACGTAGCAAGAAGTCCATGAGGAGGCGTACAGTAATGCGCCATTACCTCTTTGAGTATTACAGGAGTGCGAAGACTCGCCTCCGCGAACATGAACAAAGACTAATATATGAACAGGTACATAGGTATTGATAGCCTCCTTTCTAGGTTGACCAGGAATCCAAACTTGGCTACCCTGGATAAGGAGGCTGTTGCTGAGTACGTAGCTAGCTTCACGAGGAAGTACGCTGAGCCCGACAGTCTTGATATCTATGAAGACGAGGTGGAGATCAAGTCCTTCCGTGGTAGGCTACCCAAGGACTGTCTCAGGCTTCAGACCGTGCGTATCGGTCACATCCCCATGAATGAGGTGAGGAGGAGCGGACGTATAGGGAGGTACGAGTACGCCCTACGCAATGGCGTTATGCAGTGTGGCTTTGAGAAGGGTAAGATCGACATCTCCTATCTCGCAATGCCAGTCGATGAGGACGGTTTCCCCATGGTCTATGAGGATGAGATGCTCATCGATGCTATCCTTGCCTACATCAAGATGGATCAGTACAAGCTCCTCTTCGACAATAACAAGATCAGTAGGGAGTCATCACATCAGGCGCAGCAAGACTATGCATGGGCCGTGGGACAGTACCTCGCATCACAGAGGATGCCTACACCTGAGGAGATTATAGAGATCGGTATCAGGGCTAGGTTCTCCGACATAGGCACCAAGAGACGATGAAAGAGAAGGTTATCCGCCTAATGGCACGAGGCATGGCGCAGGACCATGCAGAGGCTAGAGCATCAAATGACTTAGCCTACGAGCTGAGGAATATCCGCATCTCCTCAGATGGCAGTAACACGCTCTTCTCTATAAGCAGCATCAAGGGGACAGAAGCCAAGAGCTCTGTCCCTGGCCGCGTTGTAGCTACCACTGTGATAGGCGACAAAGCTATTATCCTCAGTAAGCTCGGTAAGGATGGTATGGTCTTCGTCTTCGATGGCGAGAATATCAAGAAGATCTACCAGACGGAGATGAACCTGAGTGACAACGTCGATATGATCGGTGTCGTCGAGCGTGATGATATTGAGAAGGTCTACTGGGTTGATGGTGTCAATCCTCTGAGGTCTTTGAATATCCACGACAAGCGTCTTGCCACCAATCCCGATGTCGACTACATCAACAACACCTGGTCTCTATCTTTTGAGGAAGAGGTAAGTGTCACACAGAGCTGGGGTCGTGGATCAAAGCTGCATAGTGGTAACGTCACCTATCTCTTCACCTATTCTCTTCTTCATGGCAAGGAGTCGAAGGTCTTCGCTGAGTCTGACGTTTACTACATCACTCATTCTGATGGTCGTGGTGGTTCAGGCGAGGACATCATCAATTGCTCCTTCGATATCGAGGTAACAGGTCTGGATCAGAAGGCTGACTTCGTCAATGTGTATAGGATCCTCAGGACTAGCGAGGGTGGTACGCCTGATGTACAGCGTGTCGACTCCATCCCTGTCAAGGGCACGAGTGTAGAGTTCCATGACTACGGCCAGCCAGGTATCAGCATCGAGCCACAGGCTATTCTGTATCTCGGTAGTAACACTATCATCGCCTCTACGCTCGCAGCTAAGGACAACACGCTGTTCCTCGGTAATCTCTCTATCCCCGGCTTTAAGTTGTCTGAGGAAGAGCAGAGAGAGATCAAGGACCACTACTCTACCGGCAACATATCCTTCAAGCCTGTCGATGTGGATCCTTTCAGGGCTAACCAGGCAGGTAAGGGTCACAAGGACATCTCTGTCCTTATGCCGTACGAGCAATACCCTGTAGCTATCCAGCTCATCAGTAAGACAGGCCAGGAATCCAATCCTGTGCCTGTCGGTGTGTTTGCTGCCCCAGACCAACCTTCAAGGCTTGTGGTATCTCCACCTCCAGTGATCGGTGACTACGTAGGGTATAGGGTTCTCATCCATTATCCCTCTACGAAGGAGCGTAGGACGATCGCTAATGGCGTACTCTCCCCAACACTCTATACTGTGGCTGACAGGGAGGACGGTGTGCCATACGCCTTCTCCTCATATTGCTTCAGGCCAATCACGCGTGATGAGTTGCTACCGGAAAGTCTTGGTGATATGACGGTCAACAAGTCCCTCTTCAGGAAGGAGGTGGACCAACCTTTCTTCAAGTCGAGCTCTACCACTCTTGGTCTTGCTTCCGCGCAGGTGAGGGTGTGTGCCGACGTGCAGACCTTCAACACGCCTGATATTCAGGACTGCTATGATGAGGACGTAGAGATCCACGTCAAGACACTTAATGACCCTATCGAGTCTTACGTCTACAGAGACACGAGACTTGAGGAAGGGAAGTGGAATGACATGTCGGCTATCTATGACCATGAGTCTCTCCTCAGGCCCTCTCTGTCAACCTCTATCAGTACCACGACGAGGCTTGAGCCAGGTGCGGAGATCTTGAGAGTCTCTACGCTGGAGTCTGATATGGTCGGTGTAGCTATGCCGCTGTTCTCCACCAAGGATACATCAGGTGGTAAGGTGGTAGAGAACACAACGGCAAGGCTATCTGTATATGGCCAGGCTACGACTAATGAGTCGTCCTTCAACTGCAAGGCATCTACCTGGCGTAACAACGGTCCTTCTCTTCAGAAGGTAGCTGATCAGACTTACCTTGGTGAGGTGGACAAGATCCTCCCAGCTATCAAGGGTGCTACGTCTAGGTTCCTTGGTGTAGACGGCAAAGGTAAGGCTAGGTCAGTACAGAGCGTCAGTGGACCAACTAGGATGAAGTACGGAACGTCAGACCACTTCGTCATCAAGTTCAATAAGGACGATCTCGCTAGTAACCACGTCAAGCGTGACACTCTCCCAGCAAGTGCTATACAGGACTTCATCAACACGATGGAAGGTAGGTGGTTCACCCATGACTATGATCCTCAAGGTGGTGCTAACTTCGGTGGTGCTAAGAACTGTTGGGGACCTGTCTCTATCGAGTTCCACGATGGTGACTTCCCTGGGACTTCCTACGCTGATGTAGCGACTACGTTCTTTGCTACGGTTGAGGAAGTAAGAGAGAGTATGAGGCCTAGCTGGCTCACCCTTGACGTAGATAACGGCGATCAGACCTTCTACTACGCTACACCTCCTGGCGGTGTCTACTGGAACAAGCATGAGGCTATGGACGACAAGAAGGGCAAGATGCGTATCATTCAGCCCTACACCAAGGATTCTGGCGATGTCATCGACTCTAACGGCGTACCCTTCAGGCACTCTATCTACAAGACAGATGCTACCTCAGTAGGTCTGTGGTTGATGTTTGCATCAAGGAAGAACGTAGCTCTGGGTGTTGGATCGTCAAGCAGCGATAGAGACGAGCTGAGGAGGCTGATGAGAGAGATCATCAAGGTCACAGCCGAGAAACTCATGAGTAGGTACAACCAAGTTGACCTCTCCTCAAAGAGCCTTGTCAAGGCCCCTCTTACCGGCTCTATCCTTCCCATAGCTATCATGACGAGGGAAGCACCATCCTACGATATTGAGAGCCTCATGTGGGAAGCCTATTCCTATGTGACACCCACAGCTAAGAGTGCTACAGGAGGTGGTGATGCCTACTATCAGACGACAACGCTCTTCAAGACTATCCCTTCCTCAGAAGCTAATAAGGTTACTGATATCATCGACATTCCTCTCCTCACCAGGGTGAACCAGCTTGGTAGGTATGATAGGAACATCGGGATCAAAACGCCGCAGGCTATGAGCATGGACAACGTCAATAAGATGAACGATGTCTACAATGATAGGATGAAGCTCAAGACTTACGACATCATCCCTGACTACATGCTCACGTCGTATCACCCAGCGTCATTCACGTGGAGCAAGACGAAGCAGAACGGTGAGTTCATAGATAACTACACTCACTTCAGTGGTGCGTCGACAGCTTCCCTTGACGGTATCTGTGGTGGTATCACTAGGATCCTCTCCTCATCTGACAGACTATTCTTCGTACAGAGACAGGGGATAGGACTTATCAACTACAACAGTAGGGTGCAGGTCCAGGCATCTGATGGTGTACCTATCGAGATCAGCAACAGCCGTAAGGTTGATGGCCATAGGTATATGTCTAAGGAGATTGGTACAGGCTCTCTGAGGAGGGTGTGCCATTCCGCTTCGGCTCTATATCTCCTTGACGACCGCACCAGCACGCTTTACAGCCTCTCTGACGGCTTATCTCCTATCTCTAAGCAGAAGTCTATGCAAGACTACTTATCGTCCACCACAGAGGCTGTATTGCTCTCAGAGGGGGTGATGAATAGGATTCACGTCTGCACCAAGGATGAGACGCTGTGCTACAATGAGGAGCTGCAGTCCTTCGAGTCGTTCTACGACTACAAGAAGATTGAAGAGATGTTTGTCCTAGGTCAGTCGGTCTATAGTCTAGCTTACGGCTATCTCTGGCGTAATGAGTCGGTGTATGGTACTGGTCTGTATGGTCAGGCTCTCGACTGGTCTATCCACTACAGGGTAAACCCCGAAGGTGCAGGCGAGGATAAGATCTTCACCAACCTCGATGTGCGTGGCGATACCTGGGATGGCGATAAGCTGATTGAGCTTGACCTTACCCACATGGACGTGTGGACGGAGTATCAGCGCACTATGGGATATGGGATTAACTTTGTAACGAACTATCCGTCAAGCATGAAGGAGAAGTTCAGGATTTACAGAATACAGATCCCTAGAGACGCGCAGAGCAAGTTCAAGATGGATCGTATCAGGAATCCTTGGATGCATCTTAGGCTACACTCTAAAGGTGGGCTACTCTACAAGAGCATCATTCACGATATAACTGTTCACTATTACGAGTGATATATATGACAGAATCAGAAATAAGGGCGGCTAGGGCAAGTCGTATCGCAGGTAAGATCTCGGGGGCTATCTCCGGGATCTCTGCCGTACGCGATGCTTTCCTCACGTCCAGTAAGCTAAAGGATACTAGCGGTCTTGAGAAGGAGGCGCAGTACCATACCGGTCCTGTGGGTGTCGATAGTAATGACGCTCTCATGGCTCAATGGGAAGCTATCGATCCACTTGACTCAGTATCATACTCGCAGGTAAGAGATGACGGCAATGCTATCGGTGGTATCGCATCAGGTCTCCTTGGTGGTGCTGGTGCAGGTACAGCCTTCGGTCCTATTGGCTCTATCATCGGTGGCGGTCTAGGCCTCATCAGTGGTATTGCTGGTGCCTTCAAGGGTAGTGCTGATGCCAGAGAGCGACAGCGCCAGCTTAATGAGCAGAGGGCTATCGCTAACAATGAAGTAAATAGATCCTTCCTCACCGCAGCTCAGTCTGTGGACAAGAGTAATGACACCAGGCTTCAACAGCAGTTCTTTGCTGATGGTGGTGTGACTGAGTTCAACGCTGGTGGTACTCACGAGACTAATCCCAACGGTGGTGTGCAGTTCGGCATCAATGGTGAAGGCCAACCTATGTTGGCTGAGGAAGGAGAGATTAAGGTAGGTAACTATATGTTCTCAGATCGACTAGAAGAAAGCAAGGGTAAGACCTTTGCCAAGGCAGCAAGGAAGCTAGCTAAGTCCCTTGAGCAGCGTCCTAATGATCCTATCGAGAAGCGTAGGTTTGAGGTAGAGACGACTAGGCTTGCAGAGAGGCAGGAACAGGTAAAGGCTTTGACTCAACCATCTCTTCCTCAGGGACAGATCTTCGCCAAGGGAGGCGCTATCTCTCCTCTCCTCAGGTACGCTCCTGCAGCCCTATCAGGTCTTAATGTCCTTCGTGACACCTTTGGTGCTACGAATAAGGATGACTTCTCCAGGGCTGACAGGATCGAGCGTGAGTATGTGAAGACGTTTAAGGAAGCTCCCGTCAGGACACCTGAGATCGTCAAGGACACGTACAAGCCCTTTGACACAGACTACACAGCTAGTAAGATCATCGCGCAGGGTAATGCCTTGAGGAATGCGATCATCAATGGCTCTGGTGGCAATGGTCTTGGTGCTGTGGCTGGATTGCTTGCATCGGGGTATAACACTCAGCAAGCTCTTGCTGATGCTAAGATCAAGGCTGATGAGTTCAATGATCAGCGTAGGCGTGCAGCCATTGGCTTCAACCGACAGCAGGAAGCACAGAACCTCCAGTTCATTCTTCAGCAGGAAGCGGCTAACAGGCAGATCGCAGCACAGAGGTTGCAAGGTATTGAAAGGTCTGAGGCTATGAGGGCGGCTGAGGAAGCGACAAATGCGCAGGCTAGGTCCACTAACCTTAACAACTTCGCGATGAACCTCAGCTCCATCGGTGAGACAGCTCTCAATAGGAGGCTGGTAGCTGCAGTGCATGGGTACACCTTTGACGATATGGGTAACATCATAAGGACACCAGGGTATTCTCCAGACTATGCTGTTCCTCAGACCACGACACAAGCGAATGCAGGTATGACTAATCCGTCAAGTGCTGGATCTGTTAGTCCAACTACGATAGCGACACCTAAGCGTTACCCGCAGATCCCGGATGGTCTACTGAAGCTGATCAACTTGTATAGTACAAACCCAAATGATACGGTGAACTCACCGACCTTCGCAGGTCTCTCACTATTTGGTAGACCGATCAACCTCAAGTAACAGATATGGAAGAGTGGTGGCGACAGTGCCATCATTCTTCCGTACCTTTGAAGAGATACTAATAATAATAGATAATGGCTAAAACGACAGTTACCACAGCGGTAATGCAGCCTACCTCATTCGATCAGATGGCTCGTATCATTGAGCCACTAGCCAGACGTGAGGAAGAGTACTATACTACCGCCATACAGTCTCATACAGACCTTATGTCTCTTTCCTCAGCCCTATCTGCAGAGGATAAGAATAGTGACTTCTACAAGGGCACTATCGCTCCTATGCTTAATAAGCTCAGCGGGTATGCTGATAGGATAGCTAAGGAAGGGGTCATCTCTGATGGCGCGTACAACAGGGCAATGATGCAAGACCTGGTAAAACTCAAGGGTCAGTACGTACAAGGCGCTAGCCAACTCAAGGACGCTCTCACTAGGCGAGCACAATACAATGATATGGCTTCTAAGGCTAGGCTGCAGGATCCCTCCGCAGTCGTCCTTGGTAAGGATATGTCTATCCAATCATTCATCGATGATCCTAATAAGGTAGCTCCTCTCCTCTTCTCTGGTGAGGATGCGAAGAGGCGTGCCTTCGATTACCTTGCAGCTTGGAGGAACAGCACACAGGACCTCAAGCTCATTGGTAACATCGATAGGCTTACGAGGATCCTGCGGACAGTGAAGGGCTCAAGCGCTGAAGATGTGTACAAGGCTATCGGCCAGCATTTCTCAGATCCTAAGAATCCTCTCACTGAGCTTTACAACCAGGTCCTTCATCAAGTCAAATCCTCCTATGGTGAGGATATTAGGAAACACCTTGATGAGCCTGAGGCTAACTTCGCTCTCGTCCATGGCGTACAGCGTGGTATGATCGGTGCTGCAGGTGGCGACGCTATGACTCCATTTGAGGATAAGGAAGCTATCATGAACCTCCAACATAGGCTCGCTATGCAGCGTGATGCTGTAGCAAGAGCACATCGTGGTGGTGGTGGTCATAACGGCGGTGGTGGCGGATCCGCTGACGAGAAGGGTGGCTCCATTAATGTTATCGCACGAGGCGGTGGCGTAGCCGTTGGCTCTGCAGGGGTAAAGGGTAGGACGCTCCTCAACTCTATTTACAAATCTGCCGCAGATAAGTACAAGAGACTTCCATCTCCAGCTAGAACGCCCGAGAACTTCAACGCTATTCTCACCGAGTCGTATATGAAGGCCTTTGGTAGTCAAAACCTCCCAGAAGTAGCCAGGATCCTTAAACCGACAGGGATCTCCTGGAACGGCAATAAGCTGGTTGCCCCATCGGCTAAGTCAGCGGATGGTAAGGGTATTGATTTCGTTCCAGACTTCAACAAGCTAGCTAGCACTGCAGAGATCAATAACAGGCTCTACGCATTGACAGCAAGGAATAATGTAGCTGGCGAGTTCAATGTGTCAGCTCAGACCGCTAACGACATCCTCAAGAATGCAATCACCGGCGTTGATGGAGCTATCTATGGCGACAATAAATCTTATGCTAAGCTCGGACTTAATGAGCTTGAAGGTCAAAAGGTGGATGAGTTCATTAGTCTCGTAAGATCTGGATACACTCCTAAGGATGCGAAGATTGGTATAACCTCTGATGGTAGGCCTTATTATGAAGCTGCGTTCTTCGACAACCAGAGCCAGACCAACAAGCGCTATAGGGTGCCTCTTGCTGACTCTAAAAACTTCCAGGTGCAGGCTGGGGCTGGCTCAGCTTTAGACTTCAATCCTTCTGATGAATCACTGATGAGACTCAAGCTGTACCTTGCTAAGGTTGAGTCAGTACAGAACCTCAAGCGAGGCTCTGATGAGATAGATGAAGAACAGGTCATGCAAGGTCAGCAGGCTTATGACATCGTCAGTCAATCAGGTGTCTCACCTGCAGCAATTAATCTCTTAGAACAACATTATGGGAAGAGCAAAACGAAAGGTTTTTAGGCCGATCTTTGGTAGGGACCTCACGTCCAGCGCTGGTCGTAGGACCCAGGAGCAAGCAGATAATTCGTTCCGTGCCGCGCAACAGCTGTACGACATCAATGCTGAGAAGTACCGTGCTTCAGCCATCAGGAGCCTTGGTGGTAGCCTTGAAGGTCTCAATGAAGCTGAGAAGCAGATTGCGATTGACAAGGCGATCGCTAACATCATGCCTAAGGGGGAGAACCCCTTTGCAGATATCAGCTCCAATCCGAATACTGAAGGCGCTATTCAGAAGGATGAGGAGAGGGCTAAGGCTGGTGCTCAGGTCGACTACGGCCTCCTCGACAAGGCTGAGGTCTGGATGAACGCATCCATGAATAAGCTCCTTGCTAACGCTACCCAGTCTGTAAAGGCTGGGTCAGACGTTATCAGGGGAGCCTCAGACTACTTCTTCAGCGGGAATGATGTATCCCCTAACTACATGCTCAGTGAAGCCGTAGAGCGCGAAGGCAAGGGCGCACTCTATAATATCTTCGGTGCTGGTAACAAGTACCTAGCTGATACCGCTGAGTCTGCAGACAGGGCTATCCATGGAGCTGAGGCATCATTGGCTAGCCGAGGTATGGACTCTGGATTCTGGCATGCCGCATCTGACATGATAGGTCAGTGGGGTTTCACCTATGGTGGTATGGGTACCGCCGCTCTTGGTCGTCTTGGTGGTGGTCTCTTCTCTACCTTTGGTAAGCTGGCTAAGTCAGCCTCCACAGCAACCAGGTGGGCTAAGGCATCCGAATACACGAGGAAGCTGTTCTCTGCAGGATCATATCTCTATGGCGCACTCAGCGAAGCCGCTGTAGAGTCATACGGCGTGAGTAAGGCTCTTGAGGAAGCCAAGGGTAGTCAGCTTACCCAACTGAGGGATATGATGCAGAAGGACTTCGATCAGGACTTCTACTCTTACGAGCGTAAGTACGGTGCTATGAAGTTCTCTGACTTTGCTGATGATGTTCTTGCTGCCTCAGGTATGGACCCCAGGCTGAAGAGGGAAGTAGCAAATGTCCTCTCAGGAAAGACGAATAACGCCTCTCCCAGCGCTGTGGCTGCAGCCAACGCCCTCGTATCACAGTACAAGGAACATGCTGAGAAGGCCATCCTGCAGAACGCCAGTGACGAGATCGACCAGCGCAACGGTCTTGCCTCAGGTTGGACTGCAGGTCTGAATACCTTCATTCTCACCTTCATGAATAAGTACTCCTACGAGCTGGCTACTGATAAGCTCGCTGGGGCTAATCGTCTGAAAAAGGCTGGTAGGTTTGGTGCTCTTGGTAGTACGCTCATCAACGCTACATCAGAAGGTATTGAGGAAGTGGTGCAGGGTGGTATCAGCAAGGGAGCAGAGAGCCTCGGCAAGAGGGCTGTCGATGAGATGCTCCGCGCCTCAACCATCTCAGAAAGGAACAGCACCTCTATCGGTGTACTAGGCTCTCTTGGCGAGATTGGTAAGGGGATGTGGGATACCACACTCTCGGGTTCTGCGTGGACTGATGAAGCTCTTCCTGCCATCGTCAGCACTCTCCTCATGCCCATGTATAAGGGTAGTAAGATGTTTGGGTCAAGAGACATGGTCAATGAGAGGACCGATGCCTTTGGTGACTCTCGTGGTGAGAAGAAGAGCTGGCTGAGTAAGCTCTATGATAGCAGCCCTATTGGTATCTCCGGTGTCGAGCGTTATCGAGACTACAAGTACAGCGGTGGTAAGCAGCGTACATCGGACGAGGCTATCGAGGCTATGTCCAAGATCATCAAGGGAAAGCAAGATGACCTCACTAAGGAAGAGAAGAGGGTAATGACTGAGGTCTTTGGTCAGAACTACGCTGAGACAGTCCATGAGACCTATCAGAGCGTTGTTGATGCTATGGCCTCAACTGACCGTATGAACGCTCTTCTTGCCAAGGTTGCTCAGTCTACCTCTGACTCTACCGATGTCGCAGTAGCTGAAGAATTGGCTAAGGCTCACAATGTAGCCACTATGCTTAGCGTCATTGGTAACAGCTCTATCGGCCTTGCCAACTTCAACAAGCGCAACTTCGGCCAGTGGACTTCAGATATGATGAGGTCTACTCGTGAGTTCAGTGCTGACATGGGCCATGCCATCTCCTCCCTCCTTGGTGCTAACACTGAGGAGAAGGAAGCAAGGTATCAAGCCGCTGTAGCCAAGCGTGAAGCTGACAAGGCTGCGCGTGAGGAAGCGAGAAGGTCTGAGTCTGATCCATTCTCTGAGGTGCCTGACAATCTCCGTCCCTTCCTCAACTTCCTTGATATCAAGGAGACCGATGAGGCTACCCTTGTCAGTATCGCTAAGCAGCGTATCGAGAACACACTCGATCCTGAGGAGAAGAAGAAGATGCAGGAAGCATACTTCCAGGGTGAAGGCTCTGAGAAGCTCACGGAGAAGGCTATCAAGGATATCGCCGGTGAGATCAACAAGCAGAAGCATACCCTTGCTGACATCGCTGTAGACTATACCAACACCATGAGGTATCTTGACCTTGGCACTAAGGCTGGTGAGCTAAGCGGTAGAGACAAGAGTCGTATCGCTGCAGCTGCAGCTAGCTTCAACCACCTCAGGAGGCTCTCCTCAGAATACATGGATGCGTTTGAGGGTGAGGTGGCCGGTCTCTACAAGGAGGCCTCACAGAGCATAGAGAAGCGTATCACTGAGCTCATCAAGGACCGCGAGGATATGCGTAGTAACCTCAACACTGACAATGAGGAGACGAAGAGCCGTCTTGAGGAAAACATCGATCAGACTAACAAGGCGATCGAAGAACTTGAGAGGCAGATGCGTGCTCTTGAGGAAGCTCAGAAGAAATATGAGGAGGCTAAGAAGGGGGACTTCTCTCACGCTCTTGGTGGCTGGGATGAGTTCATCCAGAGATTCGATAGCTTCTCCAAGCTCAATGAGGCTCACATCGATGCTGCCTTCATGGCTGGCAACGATGAGCTTGGCACTAAGCTCGCTGAGATGACCCTTGTTGATGAGAAGAAGTCTGAGAACGGCAAGCTGGCTCTCAGCTTTGCTAGGCAAGCTATGCAAGGTGTAGAAGCTCTTGACAAGATGCTCGAGGGTAAGAAGAACACCGATATACTTGTAGCAAGGGCAGCTGAGGAAGAGAAGAAGCAGACTGAGCAAGATGCCGCTGAAGCTGTCATGAATGGCGAGCCCAAGGAGAATGTTGATAAAGCCTTAGATGAAGCTGAGTCAAACGGCTTAGAGGGCGACGAGGTTGATGCCGCAAAGGCTGCAGCAGCTAAGGCCGCTGAAGGTGAAGGGTCAGAGCTATCAAAACACAGGTCTGCGGTTCACAGGGCTATCAAGGATACCCTCATGAACAATGAGGACTTCATAGGGATACTCCGTAGCTTCGAGCTTGACAGTGCAGCCATAGATAAGTTCATCGATGATCTCATCTCTATGGTGAACAGCACGGTTGCCTTAGACCCCAATGGTGGCTACACCGATTACAGGGAGGCTCTGACTGATGCTCTCAACCTCCTTACGGACCTCAAGAACAACTCTGGCCTGGCTAGCCAGGTCTTCGGGCTGAACAACGATGATCTCATCGCCGCTGTAGCTGAGTGGATAAAGGGTAATATCGACAAGTTCCCAGAGGACCCTACCATCCCTGTAAGCAATATGCCATCAACGCCAGCAAGGGCTGACGCTGATCGACCTGTCGACTCTATAGAGTTCGATCAGGCCACACAGAGAGACATAGAGTCTGCATCGATAGGTGGTGTAACAATCCTCAACTCTAGAACATCAGAGCGCCTCCAGGATCTTCTCAGCAAAAAGAATACCCTCACCAGCCTCCTTCGCAAGTCTGATGCCGAGATCAACACCTCTATCATCTTTGCTGATGGTAAGGCTACGATAAATATATCTATCAACACAAAGCATGGTACGTACGAGTTCAGCTTCAGCCTTGGGTATGATGATCTCAGGAATCGCCTGCAAATGGGTGTTAGCCTCAGCACTCTCATCGGAGACATTGTCGATACCATCATCAACGTCAATGAGCGAAAGGTCAGGGATGCTTTTGATAAAGCAAGCAAGGACTACATAAAGAAAAAAAGAGAGGCTGAGAAGGATGCTGTAGGCAAGCCAAGTAGCAGTGAACAGAACAACAAGGGTCGAGACTCAGACAAGAAGGGTGTTGTACACGAAGGTCCAGTGCCAGGATCTACAGAGCCTGCATCTCCAGCTACCGATCCTACAGATGATGATGGTAACAAATTATCTCTCCCTCAAACCGGACGGCTCACTCTATGGGATGAGTACAACCCTGGACTCAATGGGAAGAATCTCACCTCTTTGTCGGAAGAGTGGCAGGAGAAGATAAGGAAGTGGTATGAGGAGAAGAGCGTAGGACTCAATCTCAAGAACGCTAAGGGCAAGGAGATCTTCTATGGCTTTGCCGAGGAGCTATCTGAGAATGGCGATGTCAGCAACTCTCCTCTCGTCATCTACGTGAAGGACGAGCAGGGGCAGTTCATCCCTATCGGTCTTCTTCCAGCCAAGACAAGTGGTAATACGCAGGTCCTGATCAACAATGCTCGTGCTGTGGCTACTGAGGACAAGAAGTTCAATATCTTCTCTTCCTCAGAACTCAATGCTCCGAAGGTGACTATCAGCAAGGTCAAGTACTCACCATTCGAAGAAGAGCGTGCTATCGGTGATAAGTCTATCGATGCAGAGGATATCGAGAATGGCGTTGAGGAAGAGCTAAAGAGGGGTCAGGTAGCGATCTCTGTCACCGCATTCCCAGATGGTAACGGCGGTGTCATTTCTAGAATCACTATTCACAATGACGCTCTCGCGAGTGAAAGTAGTGATGTTATAAACAAGCTACTCACCGAGAAGGAGGGCTTCTTGAAGGATAACTACGGTCTTACTTACCTCGTTGTAGTTACCAACGGAGCAAATGGCCCTAAGCCTATTCTTGTTGGACTTAGGGGTAAGGCTAGCTATCTGGAGCTTAATCAAGTTGAGCTTGAAGCGGATCCAAATCTTAATGATGAGGTAGATTTTATTGCTGATGAGTACCTGAACAAGCTCGCCGAGAGGTTCGTGGAAGAGCAAGCGAAGTCTCAGGACGGCAAGTTTTTTGTCAGCGGGAATTTTGGAGAAAAGTACCCGAAGGCATTTGGCGATAACCTTGTCGGCTCAATTAGAGTTAATGGCGACAAGACTATTACCGTTAGTTTTTCCGATAGGCTCTATGATGAAAAGGACACCAAGAGAAGTAGGGAAGTAACATTGGATGTGAGTCGTTACCCAGCAGACTCCTTTGATGATTATGACAATATAAGATACACCGTCGCTGCTCTTATAGACTGGGCAGCATCTGAACTTGGTATCGAAGAGCGTAGGATAGCACTCCATCACTCTCTGATGGGTAACAAGGAAGAGGTGGAGGACTTCATCAAGAAGAACATGCGAATGACCGAGGTGCGTAGTGAGGCTGGCTTTGAGGCTATCTCTGAGGAGAAGGGTAATGAGGAAGGTACAGGTGGTACTACCGACTCTACTACTCCTCCTCAGAAACCTGAAGGCACGAAGCCAACACCTAAGGTGTCTGAAGCTCCAGCAGGCCAAGCAGGTCAGAGCGATGGTCTATTCGGTTCTTCCGGTGAAGCCGCTCTTGAACAGATCAAGGACAAGCTTGCAGAGGATCTTGTTGACGAAAGGTACAGCGTCGTCGTCAAGAGTTCTACCTCTCCTCATGTCGCAGCTACCCGCAATGGCATAATCTACATGTTCGAGATCGACCCTGTCAGTGGCTCATACAAGAGGGTAGAGTGGAGCCAGATGCATTCTACTCTCAAGGCTGACGCATTCTCTCTGATCAATAGCGCTCTGTCATCAGACTTCAAGGCCAGCAAGAATGGCAGGTTACTGACGTATGGTGAAGAGATGAGCGGTACTACTCACACTATCTTTATCCGTAGATCTACAAAGGGTATGTCTACTGGCAATAAGGAAAGGAAGAGTGGTAGCAACGCAGATAGGATCGTCAGACTAGCTGGTGAGGAAAAGCATGTTGTTGCTCATGCCATCAAGACTGAGCCAACACTCAGGGGCCTTGTTCTTGAGCTTGCGGCTAAGGGTGTTTCATCTGGCACGCCAATCTACTTCTCTGAGCACACCATCAATGGAAAGACCTATGGTGGTGGTCATAAGGTCATCCTGCAGGCTGAGGATGAGCATGGCAAGTTCCATAGCGTTGAGGTAGAGATCGACAA